GTGGATTTGGAGGCTACGGAGGAGCGATTAAGTGCTGAACAACGGCACGACTTCTCACGTAGCTTCGCTTGGTTGTACTCAGACGTCCTCAACGACCTTACAAGGTCAATCGAGGCGCACGATGTGCGACCTAAGCACGGTCCCGGTTCTACCCAAGATAAACTCCTGGGGAACCGAAAGTGGAGCTTTCCTACTTGGACGGCTCGACTTGAATCCCTGTTCCCGTACGCGCGTTTTTGCACGCATACGTGGCAGAAGAATTCGGACTACAAGCACCACCTCCTCCCAGCGGACCAGGAGCCACCCGTAAAGGTGGTTTTTGTTCCAAAGACTCAGAAGACCCCAAGGGTGATTGCGATGGAGCCTACGCACATGATGTACGTGCAGCAGGCCCTCATGACCACCCTCGTTCCGTTGTTGGAACGCTCCAGAATCGGGGCGTCCCAAGGTTTCACCGACCAGACTCCCAACCGCCAAAAAGCGCGGCAGGGGTCGGTAGATGGTACCATTGCAACGATCGATCTTTCTGAGGCTAGCGACCGTGTGCTTGCGTCGTTGATTGCTGACGCGCTTGCACCCTGGCCCACCGTAAAAGAAGCGGTGATGGCCAGTCGGTCTTCTAGCAGCATGCTTCCGTCAGGCCGAGTAATCGGTCTTAAGAAGTTTGCTTCTATGGGGTCGGCCCTGTGCTTTCCAATGGAGGTGATGGCGTTTTCCGCTGTCATCTTCACGGCTATGCGACAGGCTGGCGGACATTCTGCCTCGGAGGCCCTTCGGGCCTTCGCTGCAGGAGAGGTACGCGTCTATGGGGATGACATTGTTGTCCCCACGGATAGTGTCCTTTTCGTTGAGGAATTCCTAGAGGCCTACGGCCTTAAGGTAAACAGATCCAAGTCCTTCTCTTTAGGGAAGTTCAGGGAAAGCTGTGGTGGCGATTACTACGACGGGTTTGATGTAACCCCCGTTCGTATGCGTCGCGACCTTCCAACGCGGAAACAGGATGTACCGGAACTTATCTCCACCTCTGCGACGGCCAACCAGCTGTCGGAGGGTGGGTATGATAGGGCCGCTGAATACCTCCACAAGGCTTGCGAAGAAATTCTGCGAGTCTATCCCGAGGTACCACGCGGGTGTGACATACTGGGTAGGTGGTCTTACGACCCCAAGCCACATAGTCACGACCAGAAGTTGCACGCCCCCCGATTTAAGGGGTATGCACCTGCTGGCAAATCTCCACAGTCAATGCTCACCGGCTACCGAGCCCTTTTTAAGGCGCTAAGTGGCAAGTGGGATGATCCAATGCATAAGGATCATTTGACACATTCTGGGAGGCCGCTCGCCTCTGCACTAAAAATGAGTAGGAG